GCAGGTGCAAAAGCCTTTTGTGCTTGCACCAATGCCGTAGCAATTTGTTTCATTCTGCGCTTTCTAAATAATTGGTTAGGCGTTTGATTCGGTCGGCGTGGTAATCGCTCATGCGCTTGGCGTATTCCATGCCGCTTTGAGCATCAAGAAAACGGCGCTTGGCTTCTTCAAGTTCTTTAGCCGCCATTTCTTTGGGTGATGGCAATTGCCACAGGGATTGAACACGGTTAATAAAGTTCATGCTTAACCCCTCCAAGCCAACAGTACGCCCCAACCACCAAAAATGATGATTGCCAAAGCACATTCAATTAAAGTTGTGATGATTTTTTGTTTCATTTTGTTTTGTCCTTTGATGGGGGACTAAGCCCCCGTTTGGTTTAGATTGATTTTTTGAAGGTGCGCAACATGGCTTTGAATTCTTTTGAATCGGGTGTCATGTTGGAATAAATTACGTTGCCGTTTGTGTCTAAACGCATCATGCAAGTGAACGCGCCATAAACTACAAAGCCTGAAGATGTTTTGATAACTAAACGTGTCATTTAAGTCTTTCGTACTAATAACCGCTTTGTAACGCGCAAATTGCTTCAATTGCATCATTCAAACTTAGTGTGCCTTCCCTATGCAATGTTCGTATCTTTTTGGCTTCAAGATAGACCGCATAACCTTCTTCTTTGGTATCAAAGTAACCTAACCCAATAGGCTTTCCACCTATACCTATTTGACTATGCCAATTGCCGTACTTTGCATACCAAGTAACCCCTGTATAACCTGATTTGTTACGCGCACTAACCTTGCGTTCTTTGGTAAATGCCTTGGGTTTGTTTGCCTTGCGATACTCTAATGCCTGTTTATTAAGCAATCTTTGTTCGGTATCCCACCAACGGTTAGCCGCTTCAATAGGGTTATCTATCCAATATTTAATCCATCGTTCCCTATTGGCTATGCCGCCCATCATCGTATCAACGGGCATACCACCACGGGCAATGTTCCAACCAATGCCGTTAGTAGGTCTTAGCAATCCTTCTATTCGTTCGCAGTATTCACGGGTGTCGGCTACTAACACCACTTCATAAATTAAATCGGGATACTTACAAATAGCACGATTAACAACGGCGCAATGTTCATCAGGATTTTTGCGTGATGCCCTTCTATGTTCCGCCCACCGTTCCCGCGCCCGCTTATTTGTGATGCCTACATACCCTTGCTTGGTAATGTCGGTGTGTTCGGGTCGATGTATCCAATAAACAACACTAGCGCCGTTTGGTTGGTGTTTATGCCCTTTGTTCATTCTTCACCATATACGCGTAGTCATGCTTACTGTAGTCTTTAACACCGTCTTGGGCGTAGTGCCTGTAGATGCCTTGCTTTTCTAGCCCTGATTTTTGGCTATGGCAATTGTGGCAAAGGGATTGGAATATGTTGTGTGAAAAGGCTTGCCCACCTATGTGCTTCCATGCAAACAAGTGGTCAATGTGCTTTGCCGCGGTCACTATGCCACGCGCTAAACAACCTTGGCATAGGGGTTGTTTGCTTATCTGTACCGCCCTAATACTTTTCCATAATGGTGTTTGGTAGGCGCTATCGGTTTCGCGCCGTTCCATGTTATCCATGCCACCATGTTCTAAACAGTAGGTGTTAAGCCTACTTCTAGGGTTCTTGCACCGTAGTTCTGAACACTTACTGTTAGATGGTAGTGATGGCATTAGGCTAGGAATCGCAGTTTGTATAGGGTGCTATTGATTAGGTTGGCAATGGTATCTACTTCGTTTTGCAGTTCACTATCTTGGGGGAACTTAGGCATACGGCGCAGGGTTGCCACTTCATCTTTCAGGTAGGTTAGGTAAACAACGGGGTTGCTATCAGGCAGTTCGTAATCGGCTTTGTAGTTGGTCAATAGCCCGTACTTACCTTGGAACGCTTCTACAAACCCATCTACTAAATCGCTTACTTCATCGTAATAAGCACCCAATGCCATGTGCTGTGAATAACTTAGGCTTTGGAAATGCAGAATGTGCGCATTGGTAACGCTATGCAGTAGGCATTGAACAAACTGCATTACGGGGTCGGTTTGTACGGCTTCGGCACGGAATTTCATATTAACCCTTCAGGTAGTGGAACATCGGTAGGCCATAAGCCCAATTCCTGTAATTTTCGCACCGTTTGCAAATGTGCGGCAAGCCATATCTTTTGGCGTTCGGCTTTATCCAATTTGCCGCCTTGGTCGATTTCCATGTGACATGAATAGCATAAACTTGCAATTAGGTTGTCATCCGCTTTGATGCCCCGACCTTTCCCGCCTTGCCAATTTGTGTGTGCGGCTATTACCGTACCATCATTAGCGCCGCAATGTTGGCATGGTATTTCGCGGGCGTTGCGCAAAAGGGTTTGGCTACGGATGTATTGGTGTTTGGGGAATCTCATTCAATTTCAACCACTAGGTTGCCGTTTGATTTGATGTAATCGCGGGTTTTTTGTACCAAGCGTTCAAATTCAGCACGGGTTACGCTTCCCTGTTGCAAATCAGCATATTCGATTAAATCCCTGATGGCTTGGATGCCAACACCGTCTAATCCTATGCGCATTGTTTCTTGGTAGCGTATAGCGGCTTTGTGCAAGGCATCTTGCGCTTTTTGGCATACGGGTAACACTTCATCTTTTCCGATGTTGTTACGCGCAAACATTTCCGCTAGATTAAGCAAATCAACAAGGGTGCGCCAATCTTGTATTGTGCCAACGCCCTTAATGATTGATTCCAAAGCGGCATATTCGGTTAGCCGCAGTTTGTCCAAAGTTTGCCGCGGTGTGTAAGATGCCCCAACAATGCTATGGGCTATTGGGTCTAACAACGCCCAAATCTTGCGCTTAGTTCTTTTTCGCATTTTTGCGGTTTTGTTGTAGGTTTTTACCTGTGATTCGCTTATTCCAACAAGTTTGGCAAATCCACTTTGTTCCCATTTCTATGCCGCCTTCAGGCGGTTTAGCGGTTTCGCATTTGGTGCATAACTTAAATTTGTTGGTTGAAAAGTTAGCGCCCATATCTAGTTGCGGCATCATATTACGCCCTTTGTTATAAAAATTACCCAACCCCAAAAGGCAATCAGCATCGCAAACAATATTGCATAAATTGCTTTATTGCTCATAGTTCTTGCGCCCTGTCTTTTTCTTCGGCTAAGTGTTCACGCAATTTGTTAACGCCGACCATTTCCAATTCAGAAAATTGTTCTTCCGAAATCAACCCCGTGACCTCTACCCCTTCGTATTTTACGGTTTCAATATTCTCAAAATACGCGCCATGTTCATCGCGTTCATACGACATAAGGCAAGTAACGGTTTCTCCCGCCGCGCCTGTTGTGGCGTTAAAGGTAAATTCGTAATCGTTCATAACGGTGCATCTTCAAAGTTATCAGGGTTAAAACGGGGAACGCGTGTTCCCTTGTCTTTTGGATTAGGGAAAGGTGGAAAAGGCCAGTTCATGCCGCCACCTTGTTGAGTTCTGCAAATTGCGCCAAGGTAACAATTTTTACTGTGCCTTTGGCAATGGCGTGCGTCCAATTGCGATGACAAACATAACGAATACATTGCAATTCTGTGGCGGGAACGGTTTTATCAATCCAAACATTGTTGAATTCATCCAACATGATGACAAGGTGGTTTTTCTTAGTTGATGCGTGTTTCATTTTGCGCTTTCGTTTAGACCGTAATGTAACGGCATGGATGCAGTATAAGCGGGCTTATATATCCTACGCAAGTATGTGGTTATTCCGTTGCTTTTACGCCACTTCGTTCATTAGCCGATTCGGTGCGCCATATTTCCCCCTTAATGGTCGCGGCGGTCAATTTCCACTTTAGGGTTTCTTCTTCTTCGATTGCTTCTGCTAAACCTTTTAACAAAACTTGGTAATCAGGGTGCGCGTAGGCTTCGCGTTCCTGTGCCGCCGCGCTTTCGTATCCCGCTTCCATTGCTACTTTCATCAGCAACGCCTTTTTGGTTTTACGGAATTCTTCAAGGTAGATTCGTTCGGCTTTAGCCTTGGCATACCTTGGCGCGTTTTCTAAAATGAAATCTACTGTTTTGTAAGGTGGGTTCATCAAATTACCCCTATCATCCGTAGCGCGGCTTCAGGGCTGTCAATGCGGCAAAGTGTCCCACCGTGCCAAGTTTCAAAGAAGTCGGCTTGTAGCCCCGTTAAACGGGCTTTATTGGTGCTTTTAATTTCCACCAAGAATGTGTGACCGTGATAGCCAACCAACAAGTCAACGGGTAGGCTAATAATCCATACCGATGCACCCGCGGCGCGTAAGGCACTAACAATTTGTGTTTGGTTTGCATCAACCCTTGCGGCGTATCGCATTTTTATCCTTTACTGTATTCATTCTTTGCTTTAATTCATCAGCGGCGGCTTGTCCGCGTTTGCTTGCAATGTCTTTAATTATTTTGTTCCACCATTCGATTGCTTCGCCCCTACCTTCTTCCAATTGCTTTTTGCGGAAACGCGCAACCCATTCCCGCGCTTCGCAATCTTTAAAGTGTTCCATGTCCATCAATATCGCCAGTTAATTCCAAGGCTTTGAGAATGACCCATTGCGGGTAAGTAACCCCATCCCGCACCCTGTCCAAAATTCGCATTGCTATTTCGTATGTCATACCAAAATCATTCCGTAGTTATTTACACCATCAGGAATAATGATTCCATCTTTTTTAACTAATTGATTTTTTTGAAAAACGCTGTAGTCAACATGGTGATGGTGTCTGTTATATCTAAACGCCAACCTTGATATATCAGGGTGCAAATTTACCAACATTTGCGATTTTGGTAGTGTTCCTTCTTTTTCATAAAACTCCGCTGTATTACCACCTTTAATAGTTTGCGTTGCGGCTTTGTTTTGCAAAAAACATTGAAACAAAACGGTACACCAACCATCTTTCAACATTCTTAAAGACAAATCCGTATCTTCGTTGTACCTTCCGCGCCAACGGTAGGGAACATCGTTTCTGTTTAAGATGCAAGAGTAAATGCGCGTGTTAAGGCGAAAAGCGGGTTTTTTTCTTCTGCTACCACCCGCAAAAAATCTGTACTCAAATCCCGCTTGCGAAACATTTTCATATCGTTCTACAAAATCTTCTGCAATTCGGAAAATAGTACCTGAAGTAACTTTGTGTCTTTCATTACGATTAAGGCGGCAAAACCCATCAATGTTGTCATCAAGTACCCAATGCCAAGATGCACCAATTGAAATTGAGTGTTGCCAACAGAAGTTTCGTGCCGCGCCAGGCCCTACGCCCAAAGAATTACCCAACGTGTCGCAAGTATCGTAATCAAGCAAATATTGTTTATCAAGAATCAAAATTTTTTCTGCCGCAATGACTGAAGCATATTGTTTGTACTCTTGTTCCTCAACAACAATAAAGTAAGGAACTTGCATTTCTTCAAAGGCTTTACTTGTAAACCTTGATTCCCACCTACCTTTAGAAACAATGTAAACGGGGTGTTTAGGATTCATCTTTCCACACCTTTTTTTCTGTTTTGGTTACTGGAAATAAAACACTTTTTGTTGTGAATGTAATGTTTTTGCCAATCAATTCAGAAAATTTCAACATATCTTCTGTTGTTAAAAAATGAACTGTAATGCTATGAATTTCAGATAAATCATCTTGGATAAATTCAGGCATACCTTGCCATTCTTTTTCCCAATTGAATTCTTCATCACCAAATAGGTCTTTCATGCTTTAGCCCCAAATTGTTTTTTAAGTTCGGCTAACTTTGCCAAGGCTTCGGCTTTCACCTTGTCGGCTTCAATTTGTTCGTGCAATGTTTTTTTGCGTTCAATTTGAACCAATGGCTTGATTGGGATTTGCGGGCCTTGATTGCACAGATTACGAAACTTAATTGCGCTAGGTATAAATTCACCATCAAGTTTGGCAATGGCAAAGTCCATGCTTGGTCTGTATGTCAGGAATCGTCCTAGTTGGCCTTTCCATTCTTGTCTGACAAACTCTGGGTCTATGCCGTCAAAGTGACGATTAAATGGTGTTCCAAATATCGCCATCATTCGAGCAAAGATGTAGTCAAGACCTTCGTCTTGTGTACAGAAATCAGTTTCCAAGTAATTTGACATTGCCACCTCCGATTAGCCCACGGGTTAAGCCTGAAATTACCCTTTGGTTCATTTGACCTGTTTTGCTTAAATTTCGTTCTTCAGGTTTAAGCCATTCCGCTTGTAGCCCCTGCGAACCCCTAGCGCACCAAACGGTTAGAAAATCGCTAAACGCCATGTTTGCTTTGGCGGCTTCTTTTCTTGCGCTGTTAACCACGGTTTCAGTAACGGGCGCTTTTTTGGCTTTGCGTAACTGTTTCCAATCATCCCAAATTTGTTGGTCAACATCAGGTGGGCAATCAACGCTAGTTGATTTTTCTTTATTTGGTTTATGGTTAGTGGTTAGTGGTTTATGGTTATTGGTTGCTATTGGGGTAGCATTAGGGGGGCTATTAGCCTCCCCATTTGGGGGTGTTCCCCACCTTTTAGCCGCCCCACGCTTTCCCGCTTCGGCAAATTCTTTGTACTGTTTTATTTCTTTATCTGCACGGGGATTAACAAACCCATCTTCGGTAGAAATAAAGAATTCGTTTAACACCGTCATAACATCTTCTTCATGTTCGCGCATCCCAATTTGTCGGGCGGCATCACGATGTTTTATCGGTTGTTCATGCAAGAAATAAAAATCAAGCAAGCGCCGATAGGCTAAATCTTCCATCAAAGAAAGATGCCTTGTGTGACTTATGTAGTCACCAATGTGAAACTGGTAATAGTGCATTTTTTTCCACTTACAAAAACCACTTAAAAGAAACGGCGGCAGGGAAAAAGTGGGAATCCTTTTCGGTTGGGTAGCAACTCCCAACCTAGCCGTGTTTCAAAAAATTGTATCAAAGAATCATCATTGTGTGCAAATCTTTGCGTTCTTCATGGGTCATAAAATAATAGTAACCCTGCGTGTAATCCTTGTGAAAGTGATAGCAAATCAGGTGATACAAAGAATTATCCATCGATTGATTCGCATACGCAAAACCAAGGTGTTCCATCATCAAAGATTTGTGATGTAGGTATTTTTCTATCTTAGTCATTTGAACCATTCGGGTTTTAGTACCTTCAATTGCCAAAGTCGCGCCTTGGGTATTTCTTTCCATTGGCTAATTGCCGATTGGTTGATACCCAATATTTGCGCTAATTCGGTCTGATTGCGTACCTTGGTTAACAATTCTTGTTTAGTCATACCTTATTATAAGCCAACTTATAGGGTTGTTGTATAGGTGTAAATACCTAGAAAATATTTTTAAAAAAGTGTTGACATGGGTATAAGGTGGCTTATAATTCACCCATGCCCTAGCAAATCGCACGGGGTCTTAAAGAAAGTAATCAAATGTCTAAATACACAAAACTTACAGCCAAACAACACATGGTAATGATTGATTTTTTGGCTACTGCTAAAACCAATTCACTTACTAATTTAGCTGCTTGCGTTCCGTCTAGCCACACATTGTTTAAAACAAATCAAGTTCGCCAAATTAGGGTTGTTACAGATGCAATCGCTTGGGGTTGGGATGAACTTGGCAACCGTGTGCGCCTGACCCCTGACCTTCGCGTATTGCAAGAAACTGGTTGGGGCGATAGCAAAAGATAAAAACGGGGCGCAAGCCCCATTAGGGAAACTACTTAGAAAATAATTTAAAAAAAGTGTTGACCTGTATATTAGTTGGCTTATAATTACACCATGCCCCAAACTTCTTGGGGTCTTATAGAAAGGCAAAGCAAATGACCGCAATTCTCAAATCAGCAATGGCAATCGATGAATTGGCTAACACCCTTCAGCAAATTGCCCGCGATGACAACAAGCAAGTTACCGATTACACCAATGCCGAAATCGTGCATGAAGCAAAGTATGTTCTTAGTTGCTTCCATGAAGATGGCCATTTAAACAATGAAGATTACATTGGCGAAAACGGTGAAGAACAATACAAATGGGCAGTTGGTCAGGTTCGCAAGTTGAACGCGTTTATCAAGAAATTTGCATAAAACACACACTAGGGAAAGTACCTACAAAATAATTGTTGACACGCATATTAGTTGGCTTATAATTCACCCATGCCGCAAACATCTTGCGGTCTTTTAGAAAGCAAAGCAAATGACAAACGCAACACTCAAACAAGTAATCGAAACAAAACGCAACGAACGCGATGCAAGCGAAATGCGCTTTGCCAAAGCCAATGCCGCACAAGCCGCCAAGGTTGCTAAGTTCACACCCCGTACAGATTTGCACCCCGCAGTTGGTGTATTGATTAACGCCAAGGGTGTTCGTTACTACGCGTTTGTTGGCGGTGTGTACCGTGAGGGTACGCCCGAACATTTGGCGGCGTTGTTGGGATAAAACATACTAGGGAAAATACCTACAAAAATATTTTAAAAAAGTATTGACGTAGGTATTAGTTGGCTTATAATTCAACCCATGCCCTAACTTCTAGGGTCTTTTAGAAAGAAACCAAAATGACACGTTCAGTAATCAAAACATCTTCAGGCTTTGTAGTTTATGGCGCGTTCACTTGCATGATGCGTTTAGACACAAACGGCAACGTAATTTATTCCAACATGACCCCTGATTCAAAAGAATACAAAGCCATGTTGCGCACCTTCAAAAAATCAATCTAAACCAAACGGGGGCGCAAGCCCCCATCAAAGGACAATACAAAATGAAACTTTATGGCATTAGTTTTTTTTGCAATTACAAACAACACTCTGAACAAATTTGGGCTGTTGGTCGTTACGAATTGGAAAAAGAAATTTTGGCTAAATATCCAAAATCTACTGGCATTGACATTTGGGTTATCTAAGGACAAAACAAAATGAAACAAAAAATTATCACCACTTTAATTGAATGTACTTTGGCAATCATCATCTTTGGTGGTTGGGGTGTACTGTTGGCTTGGCGGGGTTAAGCATGAACTTTTTAGAACGATTCCAATCCCTGTGGCAAATGCCATCGCCCAAAGAAATGGCGGCAAAAGAATTAGAAGAAGCCAAGCGCCGTTTTCTTGATGCTCAAAGCGGCATGGAATACGCCAAGCGCATGAGCGATTACCACGCCGACCGAATTAAACGATTAACCAACTACTTGGAAAATGCAGAATGAAACAAATTGCCACGGCATTGGTGCAAGCACAAAAGGCATTTGCACCCGCTTTAAAGAACGCCTATAACCCGCATTTCAAGAATAAGTATGCCGACCTTTCCGCGTGTGTTGAAGCAGTTATAGACGCGCTAAACAATAACGGTATTGCCCTTGTGCAAAAAACCCGTGAATGTGTTGGCGGCGTAATGGTCGAAACAATCTTTATACATGAATCAGGCGAAACAATTAATTGTGGCGTTTTGCAATTTCCTGTTGTTAAGAATGACCCGCCCGCGTATATGTCAGCATTAACCTACGCCCGCCGCGGTTCGTTAATGGCGGCTTGCGGTATTGCACCTGAAGATGACGATGGCGCGTTAGCAACTATCCCTGCAAAAAATGTAGATGAAAGCGCCCTTATAGACCACTTGGCGGCTATTGACGCATCAACCGACCAAGATGGTTTAAAGAACGCCTACAAAGCCGCGTATGCCGCTTGTAACGGTAATTCTGATTGGCAAAAGAAAGTGATTGCCGCCAAAGATAAAGCAAAGGCAAAACTATGATTGAAAAGGTTGAACAAGGTACACCTGAATGGTTTGCCGCCCGCTTGGGTAATGTCACGGCATCCCGCGTTGCTGATGTAATCGCCAAAACCAAAAGCGGTTATTCAGCATCACGCGAAAATTACATGGCGCAATTGATTTGCGAACGCATGACCAACACGGTTGCAGAATCGTATAGCAATGCGGCTATGCAATGGGGTACAGAAACCGAACCGCTTGCCCGTGCCGCGTATGAATCGTATGCCGATGTATTGGTCGATGAAGTAGGGTACATTGCCCACCCATCAATTGAACGCGCAGGGGCTTCGCCTGATGGCTTGGTAGGTGCTGATGGTTTGTTAGAAATCAAATGCCCTAACACCGCTACGCACATTGATACCTTGATTAGTGAACAAGTGCCAACAAAGTACATAACCCAAATGCAATGGCAAATGATTTGTACTAAACGCGCTTGGTGTGATTTCGTATCGTTTGACCCACGCCTACCAAACGGGTTACAACTATTTGTTAAACGCGTTGAATTCGATACGGAATACGCGGCAATGCTTGAAGAAGAAGTAACAAAGTTCTTAGCCGAACTTGATGCAAAAATTTTTAAACTTAATGAAAGATTGAACCATGTCAACTAAACTAGATTTGATTGCTGTAGTCGGCGAATACACCGATGCCCAAGGCAACAACAAAAAACGCTTTTCTAAAATTGGTACGCTTTGGGATAAAGGGCAACAAGGTATTAGTTTGAAAATCGACCACATCCCCGTTAGTTGGGATGGTTGGTTAAGTGCTAGACCGCCGCTTGAACCACGCGCATCACAACGCCAAGCCGCGCCTATGCCTGATGATATGGGGGACATTCCCTTTTGATTAACGGGGGAACGCGGGCAGAAATGTCGGACGAACGCTAGTACCCCACCTTATAGGACACTACAAAATGGACGATTTGTTTGAAAAAGAATACTTAGCCAAAATTAGCGCAAACTATCTAAAAGTTTTGCAAGGTGATGGCGGGCATTGCCCATGCTGTAAACGCTTTGGCAAGTACAACGGGTTCACCATTACACAAAAGAACGCGCAAGCCTTAGTGTGGATTTACAAAAACGGTGGCGTTGATGATTGGGCTAATACCGCTAAAAATGCACCGCGTGAATTTATGCAAGCCAAAACTTTTACCAATATGCGTTATTGGGGTTTGATTGAGCCGCACCCAAATGACAATAAAGAAAAGAAAGGGTCGGGCTATTGGCGCATTACGCAAAAAGGCATTAACTACATGAACGGTCAAATGCGTTTGCCTAAAAGGGCATTTGTTTACAATCGCAAGTTAGTTGGCTTTGGCGAACAACAAATTTACTTTAGCGAATGTTTCAAAGAACGATTTAATTTTGAAGAAGTAATGAACACAACATTTAACGGTGCAAAAAAATGAGTTACGCAAATACAGAAATAGCAGTTATCCAATGGGGTGAAGCCCGCGGCATCGTACAAAACAGTACGGCTTACGCGCAAGCAATGAAAACCCAAGAAGAACTAAACGAATTGTTTGAAGCAATTGAAGATAACGATGTAGCCGCAATGAAAGATGCCTACGGCGACATTCTTGTAACGCTAATTATGGGTTGCGCTTGCGCTGATTTAGATTTGGTTGAGTGTCTTAAAGGTGCTTATGAAGAAATTAAACACCGCAAAGGTCATCTAACTAAAGATGGCATCTTTGTTAAAGAAGTTTAAGCATATAAACGCGTACCTTGCTTATCAATAATCAACGCTTGTTTGCGGGGTGCGCGTGTTTCTTCATTAGGGATGCTAATGTGTGTCCAACGGTCAAATTCGCGAATCACTTGGTCATAACCTAAACCTGATTCAATGACCGCCTTAACCACTTGGTCGGGGGTCATGCTAGGTACGCGTATATCAGCGGCGCAACCAATGCGATGTTGTGATGTGTCTTTACTTCCAACCGCATCATTAACCGCTTTAGAACGAAACGCCGAATTAACCATAATGGGTTTGCCGCCCAAAACGGTTTTGAGTTCTTCTAGAAATTCGGCAAGGCGTTTTAGGTTTTCTAGTTCAGCATCATTAGGCGTATTGTCTAATTGGCGGTGGTCGGTGTGTGTCAGTTCTTCTAACGAAAAGTGTTCGGTTAAGTTCATTTTTTCCCCTGCATTGCTTCAGTTTTTGCCGCGCTACTAGATGATGAACCGTAGTAGTAATAAATTACCGCCATTAGCACCGCATCTAAAGTTCCCAAGGCACGGGCAACAAGTTCGCGCATATCGCCGTTAATTGTGCCGTTAAACAATTTGTAATTAACTGCGCCCCAAACAATAAACACCACCAACGCCATGATTCGCGGTGTCCATACATCGCCAGTTCTAGCCGCCATTTCACGCGCAGAATTTCTATCACCCGCGTGTACCTTTTCCATGTCGATTTCAAGTTCTTTCATTCGAACTTTTAGGCTTGCATCGGCTTGTTTAATGCTTGCCATTTGGTCGCTAGTCAATGTGCCGCTTGCCAACAAATCTTTTACTTGTTCTTTGGTCGCGTCTTTCATGCCCAAGGCGTTACCAATAGCATCAACCGCCATGCCCGCTAGTGGCCCACCCATCGCCGTAGCAATCGTTGGTGCAATTGTTTTTAACCAATCCATAGTTACCCCTTACTGTTTGCTTTTACTCAGCATATTACTTGCAATCAATAACATACTCATTTCTTTGTGTATGTCTTTAGGTTCTTTTTCCCAACCAACGGTTATTTGACCAACAAACCGCCCTTGTTCGGGTGGTACGCTTACACGGCATCCAAACGTCATGCCCTTGTCAATGTACCAAAGCCCCATTTCACTTTGGGGTACGGCATATTCGCTACATGGTATTTCGTTAGCCATTAACGCAACCACATCACGATTGTTTGCAGAACTTTGCGTAAACAAACCAACGTCTAAACCTTCGTGTGTTTTGTCGCGCCCTTCGCGGGTATATGCCCGATACAAAATTCTTGTGCCAAACAAAGGGTTAACTTTAAAAATAGCAACTACGTTTGCGTTGGTGTTTTTAAATAAATGGGCGGCAACATCTTCCACCCTATCTTCAGCAATCGTTGGTAGTTTTTTATTTTCTTTGTACGCATCAACCAAAAACGCTTGGTTTTGCCAAACAAAATAACCTGCAAACGCAAACACAGCCATCAGCAATAAAGCAAACAACTTAAACGGGCTGTCAACATAGGACAACACCTTGCTTAATATGTCGTTCTTTTCATCACTCATTTTTTTGCCGAATAAAGCATTATGTTCCACATAAACGAAGCAACAATTACAAACACAATGATAAAACTTGCCGATAGCCAAAGGTCATTGTGAAATTTAGCCCTAGCCTTTCGCAATTCTTCTTCTTGTTCTAATCGTTCCCTTTGCAGTTTAATCCGCAAGTCCATCATTTGTTTGTACACATCCATGCCGTAGCGCAGTTTTATCATGCTTTGCAATTGCATATCTTGCTTGCGCATCGTTTCGCGGGCAACCGCAATTTGCATTGCTTCTTCTTCTACGGACATTCCCGCAGGGGCTTTGCCAAATAACTTAGGCTTTTTCTTTTGATTTGCGCCAACATAAAAATTAGCCGCTGATGTGTACCACTTGCCTAACTGCCCTACAACATCTTCAATTTCCCGCCCTGCTGATACCAATGCCTTAACGCCTTTAAAAGCGGCATTAGCCATTGCAAAAGCCGTAAGCGGGTCAATTTTCTATCTCCAATACATTGCAATAATTGCGGTACACCAAATAACAAATATGGTCACGCAAATCGCGGCGCAAATTGCTTCTGACCAATCTTTCATTTCAAATGGTATATAGACGAATAAACAACGCCCGCCATGCCCACAAGCATAGTGCCACACGCTTTGATTAAGATGCCCTCTAATCGTTTAAGCCTAGCGTTAATTTGCTCATAACGTAATGCGCATACTTCTTCGTGCGTACTCAAACGGGCGGCTGTATCGTCCATGTTCAACCCCAAGGCAAAGGTGCGGGTTGCGGTGTAGGAACAGCGGCTTGTGCAATCAGGAAATCAACTTCTGTTTCCATATTGGTAACGCGTTCAGGGCCTAACGCCGCCTGTGTCCACTCCAACGCTTGCGCTTGGGTAATCTGGTCAAACGGCGTAAAGTTATCGGGGTTTGCAGGTAGCAAGTTGACCGAATAATTGACTTGCTGACCATCCTTGGCAATGGTGAAATTGCTCATAACCACAGTTTGTGGTTCGGGTGTGTTCATCACTTGCAAACTGTTAATTGTCCAGTTGTACATTTTCTTCTCCTTGTTGCTTTTGCACTTGTTGAGTGATGTTTTGCAATACTATCCATGCGCCTGTTTTTGTAGGTTGTTCACCTAACAAACTTATCAGGTATTGGACTTCATCGTTACTTAGTTCGAGTGTCATAACTTGTTTTTGTTGCAAGAGTGGGTAAATTTTAAAAGCCGTCCAAGCCATCCAATATGTTCATTACATTTAGGACAGCACCAACTTGTTTGGTTTATGCAACCTTCAGACATCTGTTGCACCAGCGTACTGGGTAAAGGTTTTGAGAACATTGTACATAGCGGGAATCAAGTCGCCTTGAAGGTCGCTCATGTTGATGTAATGGGCTTGCTGTTGGATAGAAGGCCATCCCGCTTGACGGGCTTGCTCTGTTGCATGGATTTCCACTTGAACTTGGATTTGGTCTTTTGTACCAAAGAAGTTAGTGATACGGGCATAGGCTTGGGCTTCCTGTTGTCCGTTTGTGTTGTTAGTTGCTGTAATTAAAAGTGCCAATTGAGTTCTCCTTAGAATGTCATTTCTGTCGTGCGGATAGAACATACTGTTCTAATGGTTGTACCCGCTTGCCCTGTGAATGTTACTGCCAAACCGCCATTGGTAGTGTCGGCTGATAGTGCAATTGTCCAAGTTGCCGCACCTACATCTGCATACATGGATGTTACTGTGCTACCAACAAGGGTTGTAGAAGCGGCATTTGCACCACGCTTAATCAGACCTTCAATAGTCCAACTCTTTGAGTTTCCACCGCCTGTAACGCCTGAAACAATTTCACCTCGGAAAGTGTAAGCAGAGTTGTTGGGTAGGATTACTTGGTTTGTTGTGGATGCGGCATTTCCATCAGATGTTAAACGTGTAGAAGTTGCATCTGTTGTTTGTTTTCCAATGATAAGGATTGCGCCTTGCGCTGTGCCGTTAGAAAAGGATACAGCACCAAACTGTGCAGAAGTAACAATGTTTCCAACAATTGCCCTTGATTGCCCATTAGCGCCAATAACAGTAGAAAACTGACCATTTGAACTATTAAAAGCGCCACCGACAACAGTGGAGTAATTTCCTGATGCTGTACTTGCTATACCACCGCTAATAACAGAACCTAATCCACTTGCAATATTTCCATATATTGTTCCGTCATATCCACCACCAGCAACAACAGAACCCGCACCACTGGCTACGTTTTTAACGCCACCACCAACCTTGCTCCAATCCCCACTAGCAACATTACGATTAGCCGCAGTACCAGCATCACCACCACCACCGATGAAACTGTAAGAGCCTGTGGCTTGGTTATTACCACCGCCTACTATTACTCCATGAGGGGTGTAAAAGGATAGGGTAGATGTTGATGAACCGCTTGCGGCTTGGGATAGGGTTAGGCTTGTTCCTGAGATTGCGGCAACGTAGGTGTTTGCGTTTATGCTTGTGCCAGTAATGTACTGACCAACTTTAATGTTTGCATTGGAAGCCGCAAGCGTAACGGCTGTTGTGCCGTTCATTGTGGCTGACTGAGTTGTTACGGCGGCAGATGCAGTTCCAGAGTTTGTAAAACCTGCGCCAATAAAATTGTAATATCCTGCGCCTGTATTTGAAGAACCACCAACAACAGTCCCGTACAAACCGCTTGCAATATTGTTACTACCGCCGCCAATAAAACCATAAGCCGCGCTCGAAATGTTTGCATCACCACCAGATGCTACCGAAACATATCCTTGTGCGGCATTGCTTGCACCACCTGCAACTACACTTGATTGCCCGCTTGCAACACGAACAGCAGTTGAACGAATAGTCTGCCAATCAACAGCATTAGCACCCCTAGCATTACCACCAGTAGCAGTAGAGTCTGTCTGTTGGGCTTGGAGTGCGCCTGTTCCTTTTGGTTGAAGGACTAGGGGGATGTTTGTGTCTGAGCCAGCAGAAGAAATAGCGGGGCCAAAGCCAGTAGCCGTTCCACCCATCAACAAGTAATTGACCGCAGAGCCGTTTGTTCCAATAAAAACCTGACGGCTGTTGTTCATCAACAAATCAATACCGCTAGATGAACCTTTTGAGTTTAACAAGAGCCTTGCATTAGCATCAGAACCTTGCGAACTAATTGTCGGCCCTGTTCCAGTAGCCGCCCCCGTTACTTGTACATAGTTAACAGCAGAGGCTGTGTGGGATACGTTAAACTGAAGTTGAGCGCCTCCACCTGTGTAAAGCGCAACCGAACCTGTGCCATTTGATGTGATACGGCCTGTTACGTTTGACGCTCCTTGAGCGTATAAAAATGGTGAAGTTGAACCAGAAGCCGCAGACCAATATGCAGTTCCTGTACCGCCAGAGTTATAAAAACGAAACGCCTGTGAACTTGTGTTATCTACAGACAAATCAAGCGTTGCGCCAATGCTTTTTATAGTAGTCCCAGACCCCACAGTCGCATAAGCCGCCGCACCACTACCACCGCCACCAGAGAAACTTATTGTTGGTTGTTCTACATAGCCTGAGCCTGCGTTGGTGATGGTTGCGCTGAATATGCCAAAAGACAAATTAAAAGTAGCACCAGTTCCTGTGCCGCCTGTTACAGATGCTGGATTAGACGGCGCAACTGTGTAAATGCCAAAGTTTGAAATTGTGACAGTAGCAACAGCGCCAGCCGAAACCGTGGCTACAGTTACTGTTGCAGTTTGTGTGGAAGTTCCACCCGTAATTGTTAAAACATCACCAACTGTATAACCAGAACCACCCGCAGAAACAGTAGGTGTTGCCGCTAAAGTAAGAGTAAATGTTGCTGTTGCTTGTACACCACCCGCAGTAGTTGGCGCAGAAATAGCAACTGTTGGTTGACTTGTATATGCAGAACCAGCCGCAGTCCTCGTAATCGCAGTAACAGTACCACCATTAGAGATATTCACCCCTGAACTACCAGCGGCTAGGTCTATTGCTCCTGTTCCTTTGGATTGGAATACTTGGGCAATGTTGGTGTCTGAGCCTTGGGCTGACAGAACAGGCGAAAAAGTTGTAGCCGCTCCAGCGGCATTTAAACGGTTTGCAGACGCAACTCCACTAGGGTTTGTTGCTGAAAAATAGTTGTTTGCTGGGAAAGCGCTGTTTGTGAAATAAGCCCCTGTGCCGCTACCTTTTGATTGAAATAAAAAACTAATTGAAGAATCAGAACCCTGCATTGAAATAACAGGAGAAGAACCAGTAGCCGCACCAGTCACCTGAACGTAATTAACTGCTGATGCGGTGTGGGATACTCGGAATTGCTCTTGGTTAAAGTTGTTGGTGTAAAAGGCAATTTGTGACGTACCTTTTGTACCAATGAACAAAGGCACGTTAGCCCCTGACCCTTGGCCCGAAATGCGTGGAGCATTTGTATTGGTCGCGCCTGAAATCTGAGCGTAGTTCACCACACTAGCAAGACCGCGATCAAAAATTCGCAAATGCTCGCCATTGTCCGAGTTAAAGATGGTGGAGCCTGTGCCCTTACTGTTAATTAAAAGATTTACGTCAGGATCAGTTCCTACCGCATTGATAGATGTTGTTACACCAAGCGTAGTAAACGTACCAGCCGCAGGGGTTGTGCCTCCTATGACTGTGTTGTTAATCGTAGTGCCGCTAATTACTGGCGCATTAGAGTTTTCCCATAAATCATTTGTAGCGTTATAAACAAGCGTTTGACCTGTTGTTGGGCTAACAATAGAAACATCGTGAATCTCATCTAACTCATAACCATTCTGAACTTTGACAAACAATTTACCTTGAGTTGGGTGAGCGTGTTCAACAACAGCAACATAAACCAAATGAATAGGTGCATGGGGTTTTGTAGCCGTTACAGCACCCGCAACAGTTCCACTCAAATACAACTGTTGCCCATCGGTATAAGCAGATGTGTCAATATTGGTAATTAAACCAATGACAGTTACATAACCATTTGAGTTGTTTGCCAAGTCAGCAGTCATCATGCCCAATGTTTGAGCAGATGTGGCATCCGATGTAGCAATTGCTTTGGATACAGTAGGATTTTGACCTGTTGCACCAGAGATATAAACAACAGTTCCCTTGGTTAAGGTTGCGCCTGTTGTATTGCGAACCAAACACAATACATTGGTTGTAGCACCCGCAACAGCAACAGATAAATCTCTTGTTGTTGCATTTGGCGATGTAATTGTTACTGAACCATCTGTAGATGTAATATCACTCAATGCACCTACATCAGCCGCATCCAAAACAACTACGCCTGTTTGTCCATTAACCGATGACACTAGGTCTGTGTTGTCAATCTTTTGCCAAACAGAACCATTAAAAATAGCCCAATCACCCACCACCCAATCGGTAATGCCGTTCAGGTTAGTAGAGCCGCTTGTGCCAACAACATAGTAATAACCGTTTGTGCCAACACTAGAAGTCAGCGTAGGCGTATTTGTAGATGCGTTCCAAGAACCCTGATATACCAAAGTGCCTGTAATGGTTGCCCAAACTGTGTCATAGTTTGCATTGCTTGCTTTGGCTAAAACTTGACCTGTAGTTCCGCCTGTAGGGACACCCTCGCCCGCTGGCCCTTGTGGGCCTTCCACGCCCTTGTCAACCAAAACCTCTATGCGGGGCTGTGGCACGATTTCAAGGTTAACCCCTCGGTTGCTATCAACCAAGAGTTGCACGTTGTTCTCGTCCGTTACAACAACCTGAACGCCCCTATTCGCAGGGGATACGATAATGCCTTTGCTCATACAACCACGATTCCGTCAGAACGCACTAAGAACAACAAAAAGATGATTTGGTCATCTGCGGGTGTCGAGCCACTTGCGGGAAATGAAACCTTAACCCGACCTGAATAGCCAACGCAATTTGTGGCGTTAATTTCAAGTTGAGCATCGGTGGAGATTAAACCCCACGTTGTTGAATCAATAACCAAAGTGCAAGTGCCTGAAGCCGCAACAATGTTGGAAACGGTCAGCGGAATAGCGGTTGGTGTCGGTGTGTAGTCGGCAATATCAAATGTCAACCCGTTGCGGGTGTCAATGATGTTTGTGACTTCCCTGCGAACAATCTGCGCGTTAATTGTTGCGCCTGTCAGATTGATTGGCAAGTTTGTATTGGAATTCGTGAATGTCAAATTCCAATAAGTATTTTGGTTATAAACCAGTTCACCCGCAAGGATAGGATTGTCAAATCCCGATACTTGTGCAAGTGTATTTTTGTTAAAGACAGCCATTGTTGTTCCCTGAACTCAGTTAGAACTTCCGCACTCTTGCGGGTCTGTGTGTCTTATCTTATGGTGTTATTTTAGCAATCCATTTAATCTTTGTGAAGCAATTTTTTTAATGTTTCAACTTCTGCTGTTAATTCTTGTACCGCTTTTACAAGGATTGGGAACATTGCCCCGTAAGCCGCTTCTAATTTTTCTGGGTTGTCATGTGAAACCAAATTAGGGATTGTCTGAGTTTGGTTTTGAACTTCCATCAATTCTTGAGCAATAAAACCCATGTCAGGCAATCCAACTTTAGCCCCATCCCTTGTGTTCCAAGTAAATGACACGGGGTTTAGTTTCTTAACAAACTCTAAACCAGATTGAATAGGTTTTACATCTGTTTTGTCACGGGCATCTGACAATGCAGTAATACTTGTTACTTGGCATCGCAAAGTTGTAATGCTTGAATTACCTAAAGTAATGTTATTACTTGTGGTTGCTGATGAACCACGGGCTTGATAACCAACAAAAGTGTTATTTGTGCCTGTTGTGTTGGTATCGCCTGATGCCCTACCAATTGCTGTGTTGGAATCTGATGTTGTTGAACCAAGGGATTCAACGCCTATTCCAACATTACTGCTACCGCTTACGTTGTTATTTATTGCGCCATAACCAACGCCAACATTAAAATAACCAATTGTATTAGAAGAAAGTGCATCAATTCCAGTATTACCAGAACCTGTAGTATTGGCATACAAACCTCTGATTGCAATATTGTAACTTGCTGTGTTGTAGCGTAATGAGTCACCTCCAACAGCAATATTGCCATTACCACTTGTATTTGTGAAATTTGTATTTAAACCAATACAAATGTTTGAACCACCAGTTGTGTTTGAATAACCCGCAAAATTACCAATTGCCACATTACTTTGTCCTGATGTGCAGGCTACTAATGTGTTATTTCCAACAGCAACATTGCCACTTCCAGTTAAAGCAGAAGATGCCGCGTTATATCCAATAGCAGTATTAGTGTCTCCTGTTGCATTTTGCAAAGCGGCATAACCAACAGCAGTATTAAAACTAGAAGTTGTGTTTGTTTTTAAAGCAAGATATCCGTATGCGGTATTCTGTCCACCGCTTGTAGTGTTTCTTAATGCCTCATAACCAGTTGCTACATTACCTTGCCCAGTAGTCCTTGAAATTAAAGCATTTGCACCAATAGCAATATTAGTAAAGTGCGAACCATTGCCAGAACTAATTTCAACACCAAAAGCGTTTAATGCTGAACCTGTATAAGTTAAGTTTCCAGTTGCACCAAACGCACCCGCATTGTTATATTGGATTTGTGTATTTGAACCTGCGGGAGTTGCACCGCCACTAGGCGTAGCCCATGTTCCATCATTTCTCAAGAATGTGGTTGTTGAACCTGCGGGAGCAATTATTGAATAACCGCCCCATTTGAATCTACCAGTTGCAATCCATAAAGCCGCGCCAGTTGGATTGGTATTTTCACAATAAACACCTGCACCTGTTACTGATGGTGATGTAAAAGAACCGCCGATGTGATTGCCTTGACCAAACACGCCAATGCCCAATGCCGCACCACCGTTTTGACCATATCCAATAACGCCTACGTTATATAAACCGCTAGATGCGCTTGCAACGCCTAACAAACCATTACGAACTACACCCGCTGTTGGCGTAGATGTGGCTTCTGCGTATGCAGAATAGTCAATGCTATAAGAAACACCAGAAACTGTAATTGGATAAGTATTTTCAAAATTCTTACCGCTAAAAGTTGCATCACCACTAGTGGTAATGTCGGCACGAAAAACGCCATCGTTGAAATAACAATCGCCTGTTGATTGCTGAATGTAATAACCTGCTGTACCATAAGTTGCAGGTGTACCGTATGTAGGTGGCGTTGAACCATTCCAATTGTCAGACCGAATGTCTTGGAATACGCTTGCCGCTATCGGGCCTGTCCACGCGGTTGTGTTTGCCGCTACGCCATCTACCGTAACCGCATTGCTGTTATATCGACCTTGGATGTACCACATTACTTGACCAACAGTAATAGCGGGCGTTGTTAATGACCATCCGCTAGGGGCTGTCGCACCGCTTGTAGGCGTTGTAAATGTTGGCGTTGCACTAGATTGGCTTTGCACCAAATAAGCCGTTAAAGCCGTTAAACCGTTGTCCCCTGATGGGCCAACCATGCCAACGGGATTCCAAACAAACGCAGAACTATTTGTACTTTTTGCCGATGTAGCGGTTTCGTTGCCAACAGTAAACGTAAAGTAATATGTTGCCGCAGGTAATGTTAGATTTGCAAATGTGTATGTTGAACCGTTAACAACAGGAATGTTATCGACAGAATTGGCAACATCCAACACCAACCAACTGGTAGAAACTGCGGGCGTTGTTGTGTAATACAAAGTGCCAAACGTAACGCGACCCGTTGTCGGTACTGTAACGGTTACATCAAAAGATGGAATGGTTGCAGACGGATAAGATGCCGAAACTGTAGGCGCAGATAATGATGAAAAATATGATGGCGATGGCAAATTAGAATTTGCAATTGGTGCGTATTGAGTAACGTTTTGGTCATCATAAACAGCCGCGCTGTATTCGTTTAACTCTAGTTTTGCACCTAGTGTTCCATCAGGCAATGAAGCCTCATTAACTTTCATTACGCGGAACAATTTAGCAGACCAACCAAAATCAGCATTGGTTACGCTAACCACATCACCCGCGTTAACTTGGATGCCGTAAAAAGTGGTGCTAAAACTAACAATCAAATCTTCGCGTGCTTGTTCCAACAATCGGTTTGCAAGGTACTGAGCCTGAACCGAATCGTTAACCAAATCATAAGTAATGGAATATTTGTTAACGGGTTCGTTAGGGTACAGCAATCCAGACGGTGTTTCTAAGTTAACAAATGCCGCTTGGTCGCGGTTTTCTTTAAACGGAAATCTTGCTTCAACTTGATTGATTGACGATGTAATATCTGTTGCGCTAACACGAATGTCACCAATGATGTTGTTATCTGTAAACGCGTATGCGGCAGTTTCCGCTTTGTTAATAACAATAGACCATTGACCAAGTGCCGCGTTATACGTCATCCACGAATCGCAAGCAGACATGATGCGGTCAAGGTTTGACAATACAGTTTGTCCCGCGTCTAACACGCCATTGATTCTGTAACGCGCTTGTGTGACGGGTGACCCACCACCAGAAGGTGTATAAGTAATTAAAGCATCTGAGTATGCGTTAAGCGTAGCCACGCAAGTTGTGTCAACAAATGCAGGGTCAACTGCGCCGCCATAGGATTCGTTTGTAATGTAATCAAGCCAAACATCTGCGGGTTTTGCAACGCTTGCACCATTGGGGTAATGGCTTACCTTGAATGTGATTGGGTTAAGTTGCGTAGTGTCAGCATCGCGGTTGTAAACAAGTTTGACAATGGCAAATGCCAAGTTGTTCATTTGTCTGTTGGTGGCGGGCCATCTTTGCGCAACGGCAATGTCCGAACCGCCCATAACTGTACTTGGCGCAGACGCACCGTTAACAGAAGTAATAACACCCGCGTTACTAGATTTGTAAAGGTTAATGTAAAGATTGCCACTAATCTTTGTGTCAACATTACCCGCTTCATCGGTCAGGCTAACAACTTTTGTCAGGTCTGTGCCATCAAAAGTAATCAGGCGGTCGCCGTAGTACATCTTGGTTGTGTCAAAGTTAAACACACCCGCCGCTGTTCCTAACGTTGCGTTTGCTTGGCTAATGCTTGAGATAGCCAAAACGTAATACATTGTTTTTTGGTCTGTTGTCAGCACAGCGTCAACAAACGTACCGCCCATATACGCATCGCCGTAAACAATAGGAATGGCGTTTACTTGGCTTGGCGGTACTTGTTGACGAACACCCATGTCTTGCTGTGATTCTGGGTTCTCAGCAAATATGCGGGAAACAACTTGTGACAATGCAAAACTAACGGCAAACGTTGCCGCTGTGACGCTAATGCCAAACGTTGTCACCAAATAATTTGCACCAGCCGCAATGAGTGTCGATACCATTTTTATTCCCTAACGAAAGTTGCGCCAAGTGGTTTATAACCCCTGCGCGTGTAATCAATCAACGGCCCGTTAGCCGAAATCGATGTGCATACTAAATCTACTTCACCAGCCTTTAGCATAATCTTTGCGCGTTCATCAAACGCTTTCCAAAGCCTACCGCCAACCGTTCCGTTTCTGTGTTCAGGTTCTACCCACCACAGCAATTCGTTTAATTCTTTTATTTTGGGTGACCAAATGTTAGAAGTTTTGTAAGCCACGATTGCACCTCTAAGATGCGTGTCCACAAAAATGAACCCACGACCTTGAATGATGCTAAACAATAATTCTTCAACGTATCGCGGAAAGTGATTGTGCGATTCACCAAGTTTTTTAATTGGGTTTTCATAAGCGTAAGCCTCCACAATTTCTAACAGTCTGGGTATATCGTATCTTGTCGCCTGTCTTATCATGGTGATGCGTCACCTGCTGAATTGTCCATTGTTACTGTAGTTTCGCTTGCCTGTGTATTGGTTTTAGGTGGTGCGCCAAAGTCAAAGAATGTATTGGATATTTCCGCAACACGGTTCATTGATGTTTCGCTTGTGCCGTAAATAAACTGCCAATTACTTTTGTTTGTCTTAACGCCTGACAATCTGTTTTCCAAAATACGGCGCATAGACGAACATGAAATAGAACACGTTGCTACGCGTGTACGCATTTCAGAATTGAAATCTTCGGTAATTGCCACGCTGTTAATAATGCCTTGGTAGCGTTTAAAAAACTGCGTTGTTGGCGTTGTGATAATTTGATTGTTGGAATCAAAAAAGCCACGCCAAACTTCCACCAAAGAACCTTTAATGTCGCTAGAAAGAATCAGCGAAATGTTTGATGATTCAATACCAGTTAAAGCAATTGTCATATCGTCAGACGTTGCTTTAATGTCGCGTTGAACATCACTTACGTTTAACAATGCGCCAAGGTTTGAAAAGGTAATACCACCAACTGTAATGGGTGCGGCGGCATTACAAAATGTGTAAACCGTTCCCGCAGTCCCAACAGTTAACTTTACAAATTCCGCATGGTTAATCTGCGAACCAGTTACCGCGTTAATTGTTGTCATACGATGTATTCTCTAAAAACAAATGGCGAATCCCATTGTACAAACGCGCCATCAGTCATTGGGTTTAATGTGTATGTTGGGCAAGTTTCAGCAACAACATTAAATGTGCATTGATTGCCAATATAAACGGTTGTGCCTGATGTTGGCGTACCGATTAAAGGTCGATGGATGCCCACAGAAGCCCCCGCAGAATCCGCAGTTATCTTGTAGGTGTATCCGCTTACCATAATGAAATCACCCGCCTTAAATGTGCCATTAGACGTTAACGCAAGGGTTTGCGTGTTAGGCGTTGGTGTGCCGTTTAGCGTAGCCGCTGTTGCAGTTCCGCGCATTTCCGTAAACCATGAAAGATTGGAACTTGTAAACGTAATTGCTTCAGGTAATTGGCGGTCTAAGTTATCGATGGTTTGGATTACATCCCTAACCTGTGGGTAATACAAATAACTGTGTGGCGTAATGGTAAATACCCAAGGCACAGCAGTTAAATATTGCGCCACAGTAATGTAACCAGAACGGGCTACTTGTTGACCAACCACACGGCGATTATTCACCGTCATGGATTGTTGAATTTCAAATATTGTTTGGAAAGACATTATGCGCGTCCCCTGTTTACTGCCAATGATTTATTAGCATATTGATTAGCCGCCCAAACCGCAGTAGGGCTTCCAAGCAATCTGTCCTCAAAAGATTTTGTATCAATGGCGTTAATGTAGTTGTTTGTGACCATCGTAGTGCCTCCCGCGCCCGCTAAAGCATGGTTAGGAATTACTGTACCCGATGAACGGGGAACAAACAGTTCAGGCCCGCGTTCGC